CTTAAACAACCAAGGTTGTTGATCGAAAGATCAAATATCGAACGATATTAATTTAAAACATATTTAAAACATTACTTACTCATGAGTAAGTGCGGGTTCGTCCCGTCCGAAGTGATTCGGAGTCCCAGTATTGTCTGGGCCAGTAACAGATCTGTTACTTTTGGAATATATTTCCAAATTGATTTGACGCTTGCCAAATAATGCTCCAAGTTGAGCAACTTTTTGAGAAAATTTCTCAATTTTTGCCGGTTGCGGGCAAACACGAAGGCTGGGTCCAGCCTTACACATTAAATCTTTAATGTTAATACTGCAGAATCCTACAGTATGACGAGATACTCTCGTCTCTAAGTCCTTAAGGGACTTAAAGTCTTGATGTAAGACCTCATCATGACGTAATGTCATGTTTAATTTCTTCCAAAATTTGGAGGATCTCCGTGACCAATTTGTTACGGTTCTTCTTGCAATTTTTGCAGGATTATCCAACATTTGTTGGAAACAGTCAATTCGTTCGAATTGATCGATGATTTCATCGAGTGGTACACAATTGTGCGCCCAGGCATAAGTTTTTATGTCATCCCAAGTATAACTCCTGGGTGATAACTCTGTAAATGGTACAGAGCAAGCTGACATATGATTAGCTATATCTTCCGGCGAGAAGATTAACCCAGGATTTTCTGGGTCGAACCCAACATTAGAAAACTCTAATGTATTTAGGGCCGTTGTGGCCTTTTCCCACGCTAAATTTGTGGGACTCACACCATGGTGGAGACGATCGGACAAACGTCTGAATTGCCAAATGAGAGATGTTCTCATTTTCCAATCCGTATTGGATAGGATTTCAAATATATAGTTAATATATTTATAACCCCAAACGGGGATATCTATGGGTTCTAGGCCCATCCCACCGCAATTTGGCGGTAAAAACCAAGGCAACTGTTGGTTGAGAAACCCACGATGGTGGGTTCTTATGAACAAGTTCATATGGCATGTAAGTACATACCTTCTTAGAGATTCATCCAAGTAATCTAACGAGTTAGATAACATTCGGCCTTTACCGAATATAGACGCCCGATTGTCGGCGTGTGGTCGATTAACATTTGTTAATAAACGTCCTTTAATGACGTCAATATAAACCATTCGTTTATTCACACCTTCACGTTTGAGAAGGATATGATCTTCACAAAAGATCATAAGGCGATCAGAATCGCCATCTTTTGTCGACATGACAAAACCTAAGCCAATACTGGCCTCACGGGACAAATTGGCCCGATGCTTTGAATATCTCAAAGCTAACTTATCATCACCAGCGATGATAAATATTCCTATTGGAATATCTCTAAGCCAGTCAGTTTGGCTTAAACCGGAAAACAACGGTTTATTAAGAGTATAATAGTACTCTGATATAACTTCGCTGAGAAGATTCATGATCGTTAAGGTCATATAACTCATGGGCTCTCCCATGAAACTCCCCGTTTTGTGGAGCCATAGGTAATTACCTATATTGGGATACTGCTTCCCATCAACACGTAATTCGCGTGGAGCCCAAATAAGGGCTGAAAACACTCGGAAAGGGTGATCAAACGGGAGATAACTCGTAAAAACCTGCCATATGGTTTGAACCACGCTAAGTGGAATAAAATCCGTTGCGGATTTATAATCGGACGATTGACCGAAGACCGTTGGATTCAACGGTTTATCTCCCCAAAATTTGAGGAACGACCACATTTTGTTTGTGGTAGTAAGGCCGATTCTACATCGACCATCCTTAGCAAGAAGGATTTGTACCATTTGGCGCATAGATTTTAATATTAAAATCAAAGCTGCAAATCCAGCAGTTAATGGTCTCACTTTGAAACCTGGTTCGCCCAGAGCGATAACGCGACAAGGAATATTCTTTGTAGGAACAAACACAGTGTTTGTTTTCTTATACCAAATTGGTATATTCCCGAAACCGGGAACAACCAGATAATTATCTGGAGATGGCTCATATGAGCCATATTCTAGCATTTTTCCGCTAGATGCTAACAGAAGAATATCTCCTGTATGAGACCCATAATAGGTCTTAAAACGGTCATCCGATCGTCGAAGATGTCTTTCATCTTGTATGGACTCATTAGTCCCATAGAGCATATCTATTGCTCTCAACTCCCATGAGTAGTATCTCCCGGCTTGACCGAGGATTTGTTTGCCATAGCAATCATATATCGCGGAACCGCGATTAACACCAGCATTAGGCTCGTATATAGATTCGAAAATTGAATCATCACAAAATGGTGATCGGTCCAAAAGATGGAGCGCAGTCCACGGAATCGTGAACGGGTCAAGGTAGCCCTTGACATCCAGGGCCATTCCGCCCTCTTCTTGAACATGTTCAAGACTTCCCGAAATGGAAGTAGACAAGTGAGTTTCCCTTGTCAACTGGGAAAATCCCAGTTTCCTTGACAAAACTGTCATTCCGTAACGTATGTCACGCAACACGTTCTCTGGAACGTGACGTTCTTCATTTAAGATCGTTAGGGTTTCCTTTAAACCCTCTTCCACCATAGATTTTGGTGGACACGGAAGAGCTCTTCCGAATGTGCGAATTTGGCACAAACAACAGATCATATGATCTGATATAGGTGAATAAATCACCTTAAAGTGGCTCAAGTGACCACCAAACCACGCAAATACAGGTGGTTGTCCCTGACGATTGCCAGGGAACCTAATAATAGGTTTAGGGAGAGGGTTCTCCCGGTTATCCAATGCATACCATTGGAACCAGCTTGAAACTTGTTTCAAGTCCTTTCCCATGTTGGAAAGTGCCAACATATCGTTGGATGTACTTAACACAGTGTTAAGAAACCAAATTTTGAATTTGGATATTGACTTAATTAAGTCATAATCGATCAACATTGGATCGAAATCCGGGTTAAGTAACACGGTTTGGCCAATAGCTTGCCACATACACTCCAATCGGAGATAATCATGAGATTTCATGTTAATAAGTTTCTTCGAAACTTCGGGTCGCAGATAGCGTCCAATCATCATCATAAACCGTTTTGGTTTATCACACCGAGAATACTCGATGATTTTACCATACTTGATGGTTAAGACAGCTAAGCGCTGACACAAACCCAATATTGGATTTTTCCTTTCACGTTCGTGGAAATCGCCCCATTTGGAGACGTTTAGGGAAGTTGAAACCCTGACCTCATGAACTTGAGGAATACCACCAAATTTGGTGATTTTGATCTTCCGATCAACATTATCAGCCACTTGTGGCTGTACAGACAGTTCGTCTGTCCGATCATTAACAATCATTGATTGTTCTGAGGAATTTCCCCAGGGCCAGAATACTCTGACCATGAATCCTAGGATTCGCATAGCATACGAAATGATATGTTCAAGCATAAAG